AGTGAAATGAGAGCGTTAAATGCGCGTGCGATCCTGATCGCAGTCGTGCTGCTCGTGCTGTTCGCCGCGGCGGGACAGGCAGCTTTTGGCGCGACTGACGAACTAACCTGCATTCGGTTGTTTTGCAGCCGAATCCACGTGAGTACCTGTCCTGTCCCCGATTTGGGCGACATGACCTTCGCGGAATTCTGTAGTTCGTATTGGCAAAATCGATTCACGAAAGGAAATGTGAGATGAAATACCTCAAAACGCTGCTGGTGGTAACTTTGGTGTTGGTAACTTTGCTAGCCGTCAGCCCGGCGCGTGCTGACGACGGGACGGGCGCAGCCGTTGGCGCCACGGCGCAGTTAGTGTACGTGCTGCTCGGTGCGCTCGCCGGCGGACTGGGCGCTGTCGGCGCGATGCTCATGGGTGTGCGCTTTGTACTGAATTCGCCTGTCTTGATTCACGCGATGGAAAACCTCGCCAACAGCTTTCCGCCAGACATGAAAGACCTGGTCAACAGTCTCGGCGAACTGCTGCTCGAGGCGACTGACGACGTGCCGTACTCCGACAAGGACGACGAGAACAAGGCGGTCGGCTAGTCTATGCCGCTGCTGGCGCGGTGAAGTCGCAGCGCTGCTGACGCGGGTGAGTTCGCAGCGCTGCTGACGGATGAAGTCTAAAAAAGGTGATTGAAATGCCAAGAGCTAGAACAACTGCAAATCTGAACTTGCGCCTGAAGCCTGACCTGGGTGGGACTCGGGTAGCAGTCCTTCCCAGCGGGACGGAAATAGAAGTAGAGATGCTTGCCGACAATCCCGAATGGGTCAAGGTCTCGACATACGTCAGTCGTCGCTTTGTGGAATTGGAAAGCAGTCAGCCGATTCCTACACTTCAATCCCGCTTGGGCTACCACCTCATGGCGGGCAGCAGAAACTTCGACTTGATAAAACATCTAGAAACGATGCGTAGGCGCGGGACGCCAATCGCAGGTCTGACCGTGCTTTTTGTGAACAACACAAACACCGATTTGCCGCGCCTGATCAAACAAGCCAGCCCTGAGACGCTTGTGCTTGGGCGCATTTACACAGTAGATGAGCCGCACGGCGCAGGTTTAGGCGACCCTAATCCTGACAGCTGGGCGCGAGGTGACCTTTGGGTGAAAAGCCTAAGTTCGCAAATGGCAAATCCATACGTAGACTACTGGCAGATTGCGAACGAATGGGGAACTTCAATGCCTGAATTCCCATCCGGCGCTGAGTTGGAGAGAGTCCAGAGAAAAGCTGAAGCGTTCAACAACTTTTACATCGCCGCGTCCGAGCAAGCCCGAGCGATTGGTAAGACGATCACGGTGGGCGATTTCTCGGTTGGACATCTTGAGGACTATTCTTTACCGTTTTTTGCGCCTCTCTTTAAATACGCGCAAGAAAATGGTAATCCGATCAACTACCACGCCTACAATGGGGACTCAAACACGGGCATTGACAAGCCAATACTGGGAAACAATGCGGAGTTCTACTATGCAGGTCGCTTCATCCGCTGGACGCACAGATATCCTAAACTGCGCGTCATACTTGGCGAGGCGGGTGCGGGCGATGCAAGGTATTCAAGAAACCCTGCGCTGGAAATGCAGAGGATGCGGGAACTGGATCGGCTGTGCAGGGGTGAGGTTGGGCTGAACAACAACACGCTGTTTGCGACAAATGTGCTATTTTTCGCGTGGTGGTCGCTTTTTCCTCAAAACGACTGGTTGTTCTCCGATTTCGCGGCTGCCATTCCCGAGATCGAAAGAGCGTGGTGATGGGGTGCGTCTTTGTGCAGCTGCACAAGACGCACCAAAGTCAGGCGAGGCAAAAAGAAATCACCCATACTTCAACTGCCAAGTCTGCCTGTGCGCCATGAATTGCCCGCCACGCTTCAAAGAACGCCTCGCGCGAGGCAAAGCCTTCCGCACGCGCATCCTTCGTGGAAATATCTTCAAGGCGTTCACGGCGCAATCCTGTAATCCTGATGCGGGCAACTGCCTTTTTGCCACGTCCCGGCTGCACTGCATACGTCTTATTCACTTGATAGACGCTGCGCTTGCCCTTCATATAGATAAATTGTTGATCGGGCGTGAGTGTTTCACCTGCTTTGACGAGGCGGCGTGTTTGCGATTTGCATCCGCTCAGAACAAGGTTCAATGTGTGGGCAAAAATCATGGCAGTTTCACTTTTCTAGGCTAGAGACGGCACTATGCGGCGATTATAACATAGTCAGACGTGGGCGGCAGCGACGAAGACTAGCTCGCGCAGTCCAACGCACTACGTAAACAAAACATGCCCCTAGTCTGCTGTGGACTAGGGGCATGTATAACGAAAAGCCCCCAGTCTGCTCGGCTGGGGGCTTGAAAATTATCGCACGAACAGGCGGACGCGGTGGCGTTCGCAGAGCGCCAAGAATTCCCCTAGCAGCAGCGCGCTGTTGGCGCTGCTGGCGAGCAGCTGACGCGCTGCTGACGCTAATTGATGAAATTCTGATGTTCGCGCCGTCTGGTCTGCCCAGACGCGTGCGATACGCACCGCGAAACGGGTTGTGTTCGGATCATAAGATAACAACGACTCGATGACCAGCAGCTCTGCTGCTAGGCGGTCTGACTTCAGTTGATTGATCTTGCTTTTCTTAGCCATTGTAGTTCCTCTCCCTTTTTCCCTGTCTTTTCCAACATTATACTATTGAGTTTATGTAAAGTCAATAGTTATCGCACCCCAAAATTTGGGTACTAGCACCCAAACGTAAGTGTTGACATACGTTCGCGGTCAATAGTATAATGTATTCAGAGTTCAAAAGCAGAAGGAAAGGGAAAATGATCGTATGATTATATTAAACTTCTCGAAGCGCGTCATTTCCGCACGCACGCTCGCTGCCTTGGCGCGGCTCGGTGAGATGCCGATTGTTGTGACATCAGTGATTCCGCCGCGCAACGACATCGCGCTGCCGGCGCGTGTCGAGGCGGCGGTGCGGTCGCTTGGGTTGGACCCTCGGCAGAACTATTCTATCGTTCTGCCCAATGATGCGTTGACGTCCGCGCTGCTGATCGCTGCCATTCGCAGCGCCCACGGGCATTTTCCGTGGGTACTCGAATTGGCGCACGAAGGCACTTTAGCAGAGATTCATTCACTTTCGGCGCGTTACCCTAGCGCTGATGATAAGCAGAATGGGTAACAGGAGTAGGAAAATGAGTACAACATTCTACACGGGCAAAGGCCCGTGGCTTAAGTGGCGGGATAACATCCGCCCCGTCATGTGGGTGGCGGATGGGCTGGTCGTTTGGTCGTTCGATCCTGATGACTACACGGTCATCAGTCGAAAAGACACGACACTGCGAGATATGCTTCCGACTTGCGGGCTGCCGTTTGCGCCCTTCCGCCTCGTGCGCGATGATCCATCTGCGCCAGCGCCCATCCGATGGGCGAAGGTGGATATGAACAAACGGCCTCTGGTTCTTGTCAGCTTTGACATTGAGCCACCTGACTTACCCTCTTTCTTTCCACCTTGCTACCCGCAAGTGTGCGTGAAGGACATCCCGCGCTACACCCGTGCCGGTCAAACCTATCACTGGTTCTTGTGCCGGCTATAATTAATAAAGAAACCTACCCGCCGCGCTTGCAAGCGTGGCGGGTAGCATCGCTATACGATAAGTCTGCTTATCGGAAGTAACCACCCTCGGTTCAGTACCCTCTACGGGTCGCAGTCGTCTTCAACTAGCCCGTCCAACTGTCTCCCACCTTCCGTCTCGCGCCCGGCGCAGCTGCCCGCTTATTTCCAGCTTCTTCAAATGAAACGCGGCACTGCTGGCATGCGCCAAACCCACGCCGTGCGCGATTTGCGTGTAGCTCGGAAAGCAGCCGTTTCGCGCCTCCCAACGCTTAACAAACTCCAAGATGCGTGCGCGCCGCGCCGCGCCTGAGCGCGTCCCATGACCGTCTGCGAGCGCCAAATCGTCCCGCCCCCCACCGCTTGCCGGGACGGCCTGGCCGTAGGGAGTCGCTTTGAGGTAGCCATCGGCGACTAAGCGCTGCACGTGGTAATGCGCGTTGGTGAGCGCGCAGCCAACTGCACGCGCAATATCGCGCAGTGATGGCGCGGTGGCGTGTTCGGCGTGGAATTGGCAGATGAAGTGATAAATCTTTCGGCGCGTTTCGTGCATCGCATCTCTCCAGCTTTAACTATGATGTTAACACAAAAGCGCACACTGCGATGAACAGTGTGCGCGGCGGGATGTGAGTGTTATTCTGCGCTGCTGAAAACGCCGAGCGCCGGCGGCAGTGATTCTAGCACTGCCAATCCCTTTTTTGTTATCCGCCCGGCGTGGTCGAGCAGACCACGCTTTCGCAGATTCTTTCGAATCTGTCGGACGGAGAGGTACTTCGGTCGGCTGCCGACCGCGGCAGCGCGTAGGATTGCGACCGCCGTCTCCGAAAGCTGGCCGTCGGTACCCCAGGCAGCCTCGGCTGACTGGGCATCAATTAGCCACATCCCATTGTGGCTGGCCAGCTTTACCGCGCTGATCAGCCCGGATTGGCACGCTTTCTGCACGGCGTCGCGGGTGATGCCGTAACGCTGTGCAGCTTCACGAACTGTTATTTGTTGCGCTACTTCCACTTGATTCGCTCCTCGAGCAAACTGGTTGAATCGCGGCGGCGCGGGCGGCGGTGCGGGTGGCGGCGGCGGCGGCGGTGGCGATGGCGGCGTGTCGGGCGGTGCGTCAGGCGGCGTGTCGGGCGTATCGTCTGACGGCGTGTCGTCTGACGGCGGCGTGGGCAGCAGCGCGGCGAGCGCGGCTGCGATGGCGGCGTGGTCGGCGTCAGCGTGGGCATTCAGCCCGCGCGCACCAATCACCTTCCCATCCGCGTCACGTACCAACTCGCCGGGCGTGAGCAGGTCGGTGCGATCCGCAAGCGCAGACGCGAAGAGACCGGAAACGATGTAGAACGTGCCGGGTGTCACCGGCGGCACGTTCTCAGGCTGTCCGAAGGCGCTGACATACACGGCATAGCCGCGCACGTCAGCAACCTCGCGGCGCACGGTCGAAATGCGCGGGAGCGGCATGTCGGCTTTAGCAATTCGGAGGGTTTCCCCTTCCGCTGACACCAACACGATTTCGTGTGGTGTCGAATTTACAATGGTTGGCGTTGGGGTGGGCGCGGGCGCGTCGGGCGTGGACGGCAGGTAGTCGCGGATTGCATCCGCGATAACCTGATCCAACTCTTCTTCGGTGAACTCGCCGCCTTCGTAGACTATGAAGGTGCCAGTCAACTGCTCGATCTCAACGCGGAGTCTCTCCGCGTCATAATCGGCGATGAAGTCGTTGGTATCAAGATATGCGCGAATATAGCTGTCTAGGTTTTGGCTGTTCATGCTGTTCATGGTGTATCCTTCTTCTTTCTGTCTATCTCTATCATTTGAATACATTATACTATTGACTTTAACGCATGTCAATAGCAAAATCGAGCAATTTTACGAATTTACAAAAATTCATGAGTTGTTCTAAAGTGTTCTAATTCACAGTTCCAAGTCGTCGAGTCCGAGCGATGCACCGAAATCGGCGGGCGTGGCGGCGTCGGCGCTCTCCACAATCTTCAAGTCCGCCGGCGGCGCTCCGAAGCCAAGCCCGCTGCCGCCCAACGCGCTTGCCAAGAACGGGAAGGCGCGGCGCAGGCGGCTTGTGTCGCCGCGGAGCAGGTCGCTGTAAAGCAAAATCGCCTGCACCACTCTTGCGCTCATCTGACGCTCAGTTTTCCAATCCGCCACCACGCGCATGACCTGACCCGACTCGGCGCGGGCGGGCAGCTTTACTTTCAGTGTCGGACGTGGCAGCTTACCCATTTTCTACTCACAGCTTTTCTTTTGGGACGTTTGGCGCAAAGGACAATTAGTCTTTGCGCCAAAGTGTCGTATAGGTCACGCACGGGCGCGCTTGCGCAGGTAGGTCGCAAGGCCCAGCACGTTCGCGCAGTCGGGATCGGGCGCGCTGACGACTTGCCAGCCCTGCACGCGGAATGCGTCCGCGTACAGCGCGCCGGTGTGGTGCGCCGCGCCACCACTGAGCAAAAGCCGCGTTGGGCGCTCGGGATAGTTCGTCAGAACTTGCTGCACCACGCGCCGCGTGCGATCTGCCAAAAGTCGGTCGTAGAAGGCTGCTACGTCCAGCCGCATGCCGCGTGTGACTTGGATCCATTTCTCGGTGTGCGGCTGGCTGCCCGCAATGTCGCGCAGGGCGAGGTCGAGGTGACTCTCGTCAATGCCGCGAACTTGCTTGCTTAACGCTTCAAGCAGATCGCGCACCACGACGCCGAATCCCATACGCTCCAACGTACCGCTGCGCTCGCGGTTATACGCCATGCCGTCGAACCAAGCCAGGTTGATCGTCTCGTAGCCCTCGTCGAGGACGAGCGTCGTCCCCGTGACGCTGCGACCATCAGCCACCCTGAGCGTCTGTGGGTCGAATGCGTAGTGGAACAACGCACCCACCCCTTCGGGCTGCACCTTGAAGCGCTTGGGGTCGAAATAGATGCTGACGCTGCAACCATCAATGTCTTCTAGCTTGAATGTGCGACCGACGAATGCATCGTAGAACTCTTCGACGTGCATCTCATCGTTGTAGACGCTGATCGGCACTGTCAGGATCACGATTGGCTTGATCGTCTCACCAGTGCCGCGCGTCTGGGGAAAGGCTTGCAGCAGCGCGACGCGGATCAGATGCATCCAATCCGAATCGGCTGAGGCGTCGTAGCGCTGCATCGAGTTAAAGCGCCGGACGCCGCTTTGCGTGCCATGCAGACGCACGTCTTCAGCGCCAAAAACGAGCCGCTGCCCGCCGTGGACAAGTGTAAACCGCGGCTTGGTCTCGCTGTCCAGGTTGCGCTTGCGCGTCATGGTCGCCAAGACGCTCTCAAAAGCGACCACCTCGCGGCGGTGCGACGACCAGACTTTGACCGATGAGTTGGCAGCGTCAATGACGGCCGCCATCGGCTCGCTGTCGCTTGTACTCGCAGTTTTCTTGCTCATGCTTTATTTTCCTTTTCGCTTAAAATCGTCTCGCGCATCAGCCGGCGCATTTCGGCAGAGCGGCGGCGCTCCGTGAACCGCGCTAGATGCTGGACGATCACGGCGTCTAGTTCGGTGTTGAAATAGACCACATAGCGAAACGGCTTGCGTTTCTTGGATTTTTCTTGGTTCATCGTACTCACTCCTTGCTGATCTGATGTAGACATCATAACGTCGTCAAGTGTACAGAACTTGACGACGATTATCATTTTGAAGTTCGCAGCGCTGCTCAAGCTCTTTCACTTTGTAAGAGTTTGAGCGTGGAAGTGAGTTCGCAGCGCTGCTGGCGCGAGGCGCGGACGCCAAGCGCTGCCACGCGCTTGACGTCGGCAGCATTCACGTAAACGCGCCGGCGGTGCGGCATCGCCGAGCGCACCGTGCCTTGTGCCGCCCACCGGTACAGGGTTGGGCGGGCGACGTAGAAGAGCGCCGCGGCGGCGTAGATCGGGATATAGATACCGTCACTCAGCGTGACCTGATCGACCTTCACCATTCTTTTCTCTTTCCGCGACCACCTTCAGCAGCCGTGCGTGCAGCGCCCGCCGACGCTCGCCATCCGTCGCAGCCCGCCGGCGCGGGCGTTCTTTGTGCGTGATTCGCATTGCTTGCTGCAATGCCTTCACCGCGTCGCATGCGCGGCGGGCGAGCGTCGCAGTCGGTTCGCAATACGCATCGCGCATCTCGCAAAGCTGCGCGTGGATGGTCGTCAAGAGTTCTATGCGCTCGTCGTGTTTCATGCCTCGTCCTCGTCCGCAAAGGGCAGCAAGTCGGTCAGGCTGACGGTCAGATAAGCGCGCACACCCGTGCCGGTTCGGTTGCTATACAGCCGACTCTTGCCTACCACCGCCACGTCGTTTTGACTGCGCAGCCAAGTCAAAATGCTAAGCACCTCGTGCGGTGCGCCTTCGAGCCGCACGCGCACCGTCACATCTGCCGTCCAGCCTGTTTCTGTGTCCCAGACGTAGCCCTCTTCGCGCAGGGCAGCGTACAGCGCCGTGCGCGAGGGCGGGATGGGCAGCTGCAAGCGCTCGGCAAGGGCGCGGGCAGCGAGCAGTTTGTTTGAAGTCGCCATGTCCTACTCCAGCTCTTCGCGGAGTTCTTTCAAACACTGTTCTTGGTCAAGCGTGCAGTTCCGGCGACCGATCATCGAGTCGATTCGGTCGCGGGCGCTTTCAAGCCCCTCCTCATAGCCCGCTTGACGTTCAGCCTTCGCGCGCTCTTCAAACGCGGCGAGGCAGAGTATCGCGCTGCGCGCTAGCATCAACAGCGCGTTATTGCTCAGCGCTTCAAGCTCGGCGTCGAGCGCGGCGACGCTCAGGAAGTCAATCTCGCCCTCGGGTATGTAACCGTTGGCGATTTCTTCGCGCCACGCCTGACGCTCCGCCTCGAAAGCTGCTGACCCGTCGTAATGGTCGTAGTCGTAATCTTCATGCATGGTTCATTTCTCCTAGTTGAACATTTCTAACTGTACGGTTCGGCTCTACCAAGCGCTTGGGCTGCCAATAGTGTTGCCTTAAACCCGCGTGGATAAGCCTCGCGGCGTTTGCTTATTCATGCCATCACCAGCCTTTCCGCGCACGCTGCGCGGCTTTTAGATCGTCCCACTCGCTCACGGGCAGCAGGACGGTGATCAGTTTGCGCTCGCGCTGGCATGTGATCACCAAGATTTCGATACCCTCACGGACGACGATCCGCGCACGGCGTCCGTTCCCGATCTCGTCCCGCCCAAAACGTGGCAGGTCGGCGGCGAGCGCCGGGCGGCCGTGGCGGTAAAGGCGCATGATCTCTTCAGGCGGGACGTTCAAGCGCGTCCGCGTCCTGTTCTTGAAGTGTTTGGTTGGTTTCTTCTTCATGATGTCCTCTCGATTTCAAACATTCCCTTGCCCGGCACAAAACCGAGCGTTAACATTGCGCTGCCATCCCCGCCGTAACGATCTTTCAGGATCATCAAGGCAGCCGTCTGCGCGGGGAAACGCGCGCTAGGCGCGAGCAGACCGCGCTGCACGTAGTAATCTCGGCGGTAGAGCGCCAAAAACAAATCGGCGTCCTCTTCGGGCGCGCCGCTCCCTTTTATGTCGCTCAGAGTCGGGACGTACTCATTGTCCTTGGACGGATTACGCCCGAACTGCCAAGTAGCGATCACCAGCACGTTTTTCTGCACTGCGATGTTCTGCAAAGCGTTGCTGACCGCCGTCACGCGGTCGAAGATAGTGCGACCCGGCACGCCATCGCTCATTTTGCTCGCCGAATCAACAATAATCGCAGCCAGCCCGTCCCGCTGACTGCTCAGCATGTCCGCCATGGCTGCCAGACTGCGGACGTCGTTGACGCCGTCCGGCATAAAAACCAGCCCGCGCTCGGCGAGCGAGCGGTACTCAGCCAGCTTTCGGCTGAGTGCGATGTACTGCTCTTCGGTCAGCCGCCCACGCTCCACTTCGCGGTAGGTCAGTCCACAGGCCTCGGCTGCCAGCATCAGTGCCGAGACGTCGGCGCGCATTTCAGTCGTCGCCCACAGCAGCCGCCCCTGGGGGAGGAGGCGGCGGATCAGACCGCGCACGAACATGCTCTTGCCCATGCTCGTCACTCCACCGACCTGTACCAACTGACCGCGCTTCAAACCGCACGTGATGCGATCCAAAGTCGGCAAGCCCGTCTTGAATCCGCGCACGTCCGCCGGGTCTGCATACCAGTTTTCCATATTGGCGAGCGCCGCGCCGAACACGTCGGCGCCGGGCTGAAAACTGCGACGCATTCCATGCTGCACCACGCTGCCGACTTCCACCTGCGCGCGCCCAAGCGCCTCCTCGGTGGTCAGCGTCTCATCCCCGGCGAGCGCCGCCAGGCGGGTCGAGGCGGCGAGCAGGGCGCGGCGCACAGCTGCCAAGCGCACGATCTCACCGTAATGCGCGGCGTGCAGGTAGGTGGGCGTCCTGTTGGCGATCTCCATCACGCCCGCCATGCCGCCCACGTCGTCTAGTCGTTTTTGTGCGCGCAGTTCATTAATGACTGTCAGCGCGTCCACAGCCTCAGCGCCATCGCGTGCCGCAATGTCGCTGATGGCGCGCCAAAGCCATTGGTGCTTCAGGTCAAAAAAGGTCTGTGGCGTCAAGTTGACCAGCAGCGCGGGCAGCACATCCACGGCTGCGATCAGCACCGCGCCGATGACCGCCTCCTCCGCTTCAATAGAGTGCGGCGCAAGGCTTGCGCGCTCAGCTGTTTTCATGAGTCCACTCCATTCGGTAAGTCCCGTCGGGCTGCAAGACGGGCGCGTAGACCAGCCCACCGCACTTCGACTTGGCGCGTTTCCAGTCAGCCAAAGCGCGGCTGATGGATTCGTATTTGCCGGGCGCGCTCAGGTTAGGGCGCTCAGCCGTCCACCACTTGTACATTGCGCGCAAATCACTCACCAACGCCGCCGCGTCCGCCGCGCTCGGCTTGCCGGCGCCGGCGCGGTCTTTTAACAGACGATTCGCCGTGACGCTCGTGAACTTCGTCCCACGCGGCGCGCTGTAGGCGGCGTAGGCAATCAGGTCGCTGATCGGGTCGCTCAGCCGCCCACCTCGTGGCTTTTCAGCCGCCCCACCCAGGGTGGGTTTAGAAGACTCGGGGACGCCCTGAAGGGACGCAGCCGCTCTGCGAGGGCCTGCTGCGCCTTCAGGCGCACCCGCTTCGCCCCCGGCGCCCGGTGGCGCTGCGGGCCCTGGGACGGTTCCAGGGTGGTTATAGGACGGATCGGGTGACTCTCTGTCACCCCTGAGGTGACTCTCTGTCACCCCTCCGGTGACTCTCTGACACCCCTCCGGTGACTCTGTGTCACCGCTGGGGTGACTTTCGGTCACCTCTGACGTGATGAGCGACGCTAGGATGCTCAGGTCAATGCGCCATAAGTTCGTGCGCTTGCCGCCGCCGACTTTTTCTCTGAGCAGCACGCCCCGCCCTTCGAGTGCGCGCAGGACTCTCTGCGTCGCACGCGCTGACAGCCCGCACTTCGCAGCGATGGTCTCAACTGCCGGGTAGATGTTGGCGCCTTGGTGATCGGCATGATCAGCCAGCGCCAGCAGCACGAGTTTTTCGGTGGGTTTTAGGCATGCATCAAAGACCATGCCCATCACTTTCACGCTCATTCTTCGACTCCTCCGCTGTACTGCATGCCGTCGCGGAATCCGCGCCGGTACTCATCGTCGAGCAGCGCCATGGCGCTGCCCTCGGAGACGGCCACCTCAACTTGCAAATTCATCACAGCGTCGAGGGTTTGGCGCTGTGATTCAAAAACTTCCGCGTGGGCAGCGTGTAATTCTGCGATGGCAGCGTGAAGCGCGTCGAGGTCTTCGTTTTCAACTGCCTCATTGATGCTCGCCACGGCAGCCTTGAGGCTTATTCCGCTCATCAGGATTCCACGCAAAGCGTGGTACGTTTCATCTAAAGTGCTTTGAATCTCGTCACTCATGATTTGAAATGCTCCCTCACTGGCATCGCTAAAAGTTTCATCTAACGTGCTTTGAATCTCGTCACTCATGAGAACCCCCGAACGCCAGTGCGCCTAGCAGATTTGACATCAGCTGTTCGACCTTCTGTTCCGTCTCCGCTCGGCGCGCAAAGTACGCCTCGCGCGCCGAGCGCGGCAGGTCAGCCATCAGCTCCTCAGCGCGCGCCCGCGTCGCAGCCTTAACTCTGGCGCGCATCTCTTGTACCTCTTCGTATGTGTACAATCCGCGGTGCGGTTTCGGCTCGGGCCAGCGAGCCATGCTGTCCCTGAACCGTTCTTTATCAGCGCATATGCGCTTGAAAAACTCAGGACTGCACCGAACCGCACGCTCGACTTCGACCCGCGGCGCAGGGGGGCTTGCGGGTAAGACCTCTAGGGCGGTCGGGGCGTCCGTTGACGGTGGCTCGTCTTGCGGCGCAGGGTCGTCCGGTGGTGGCGTCTCGTCTTGCACAGGCGTCTCGTCCGTTGGCGTCACCCGCTCGTCCGTCGGCGGCTTCGGCTCATCCGCCGGCGTCACCTGCTCGTCAGTCGGCGGCTTTGGCTCGCCCTTGATCGTAAGGCTGCCAGTGACTTGGGCGGAAAGCCCAAACACTTCGATCTTAAATTTGAATTCGACTTCGGTTTTCATCACGGTGTCTCCATTCTCGTTCGGGCTACAGTCCGCAGATCATATCTGCGAACAGGATTCGGGCGGCGGCGGCGATGGCGCGCCACTTCCGCATGACGGCGGGCTGCTTGCGCCAATTCTCTTTGGCCAGCCAACCGAGATTTTTCGCGTCGTCCATGCTGAACGACTCGGTGTGTGGCGACATACCGCGCCGCGTCATGACGACTGTGCATTTTGCGCCGTCGTCGCGCACTTCCAAGTTTTCCAGCTGTCCACTGCGCTGGATCAGCGCGAGCATCAGCTGTGGTTTGAGACTCAGACGTCCCTGAATGACATCAATTCCGGTGACGGCCGCGATGGGCGTTATGCCCAGCTGCGCGGCGATCTCGAAAAGCGTCACGACTTGGGCGATGCTCTTGATGTTCGTCGGCAGTAAGCCTGAATCGAGGAACATCTCGGCTTTCTTGAGCAGCAGCCCAAAGCGCTCTGACTCGGTCTCGCCCTGCTCGCGCTTGGGCGCGGGCGGAAGTGGCGGGCTGAAACGCGGATCTGTTTGCGCCAGCTTCGCGCTCTCGGCAAACGACGCTACCCGTTCTTCGATCTGGGCGCGGGTCAGACCCTTGCCGATGGCCGCGTCGAGCGTCGGCTCGCCGACAGCTTCTTGGAACGCGCTGCGCAAATCGCGCAGCCCGGCGTCGCGTAGGAGCGCAATCAGCCGTGCGCGGAATTGCGACGGCGTCTCGGCGTCAGGTTCAGGTTCGGGATTGGGATTGGGATTGGCTGGTTGCTCTTGGCTTGGTTCACTATCTGAAACATCTTCATTCAGATCGTGACCGTCGGGCGCGGACAAGTCGTCCTGCGCGGGATCATCAAACATAGTATTAACCTCGATTGGGCTGGGCTGGCTGAACAGCCACGTCTCGGCTGCGTCCAGACATTCGGATAGGGACAAAAGATTGATCAACTCGGCCGTGATTGGCTGAGCGTCGGGCTGCTTGGCCGCGTTCACGGCGCGCTGCCAAGCCGCGGCTTTGACGCACGCTTGCCACAGCAGCTGCGCGTCCTGCTCGGTCATGTCCGCGCCATTGCTCTGCCCACGGACGTCAATACCCGTCCACCGCTGCAAAGCGTCCGTGGCGGGTGTTTGCGGCTGCCCACGCGGGGCGGGCGCGGGGCGGGTAAATCCTTGTGGTTGGCTGCGCGGCGGGTGTGGCAGGTTGGCAATAGCAGTCAGTGCGCTGAGCGCGTGGAGACGCTTTGGCGTGCTGCTCTGTTCGTCAGCGCGGTAGCTGCACCGCGCCAATATCGCTTCGAAGAAAGCGCGGCGCGTCTCAAAAAGGCTCGGTAGGGTGTGGAGCGGCAGGGCGTTCTCGGCTTTGCAAGCGCGCTTGAGGATCAGCGCTACGGCTGAGTCGCTGAGCGGCTGCGGCGTGGCGGCGCGCACCAAGCGCTTGGCCATATCCAGCGCGCTGTTGCGCTGATATGGATTGGCGTGCCATGCCTCTCCCGCCCGCGCCGCGGGACGCACGGGGACGGTGGAAGATTCGGCGTTGACAAAATCTGAAGTTGGTGTTAGCATAGTCCTTGTTCCCTTCCTTTTCCCTTTCGCCGCGCGGGCACCACACCCGCGCGGCGATCTTTTTCTTACTTGCTAAACTTGTCGCGGACGCGGCGTGGACGGATGTCCTCGCAGCCGGCGATGGACAGCCAACGCCGCACCGTGACACAGTTCACGCCCAGTGCTTTGGCGGTAGCGTGGACTGATCCCATCTCTTCGAACTTTTCCCGCACCAGCTGAGCTGGCGCAACGCCCAACTCTGCGGCCATTTCGAGGATTTTATAGCGTGGTCGTGCCATGAGCCTCCCTCCTTCTAGCTTCAACTTCAAGTAGTGTACACCACTTCGTAAAATATATCAAAGCCCAATTTAGCCCAACCAACTCAATAGTTTAGTCTGGTATAATTTTAATCTTTAGGCGCGGCAGCTTATTAAAACAGTCGTGCAATTGACAGTGCATTTATTCTCATCTAATCTTTCATAAGACCTAATGTGAGTTTGAGTCATGACCACGCGAAAGACAAAAGCTAACCGTAGACCACCCGGCGAAACGCAGCGCACCATGGCGCGCCGCGCCGAGGTGTGGCGTCTGCGCGCTGAAGGCGTGGCGATTGCGGAGATTGCTCGGCGGCTGAAGGTGACGCGCACGACGATCTGGACAGATATGAAGCGCACCGCTGCCGAGCTTAACGAAAAAACCCTTGACCTTGCCGAACATAATCGCCAAATCGACCTCGAGCGCATTGACGTTGCCATGCGCGCTGTCATGCCGAAGGTGCAATCGGGCGACCTGCGCGCTGTGGACACCATGACGCGGCTCATTGAGCAGCGCGCCAAGCTGCTCGGCTACTACGCCGCCCAAAAAGTCGATCTGACCACGAATGGAGAACCCCTGAAGGTGCAGCTCGAAGTGGTGGAGACGGCATCGTGAGCGCCTCAGCCGTCCACCTGACCCGCCGCCGCGGTGTTTTCGAGCCACCGCCGGGCGGCGTCCACCGCCTGCAACTCTATCGGCAGCAGCACGAATTCGTGATGGCTGAGCAGCACCACCTCGCGCTGCTCGGCGGCATCGGCAGTGGGAAAAGCATCGCGGGCAACGTGCGCGTACTGCTCGCCGCGCTCGGCGCGCTGCCATTCCTGCCCGCGCCCAATCTTGGCGTGGTCACTGCGCCAACCTACAAGATGCTCGACGACGCCACCTATCGCAGCTTCAAGCAAGTCGCCGGCGCGTTTCTCGTAGACTACAACGCGAGCAAGGGCTTGGCGCGCATGGCCAACGGCTCTGAGATCATCTTTCGCAGCACGCAAGATCCCGACACCCTGCGCGGGCCAAGCATCAGCTATTGGCACGGTGACGAGGCAGCGCTCTCGCCGGCGGAAGTTTGGTCGATCATGTTGGGACGTTTACGCCAAGACGGACGGCAGGGCTACGCATGGCTGACCACCACGCCAAAAGGAAAGCAGTGGATTTACAAGATTTTCGCGCAGACTTTTGTTGACGATCCTGACTACCGCCTCATCCGCGTCAAGACGCACGCCAATCCATTCGTCAGCCGTGAATGGATTGAGGCGCTTGAGGCGAACTATCACGGTGAGTACGCTCGCCAAGAACTGTACGGCGAGTTCGTTGGTTGGGAAGGACTCATCTATCCCGAATTCGACCGCGCACGGCACACGACCAACACCTTCCCCACGCACTACGAAGAAGTGATCGCCGGGGTGGATTGGGGCTTTAACAACCCCGGCGTCATTCAGGTGTGCGGAGTGCGCGACGGCGTGGTTTACAACATCCATGAAGAGTACGCGGCGCGGCGCGGGATTGACGATTGGGCGCGCATTGCCTTGCAGCTTCGGCACTCGTTTGGGGTCAGCGCGTTTTACTGCGATCCGAGCGAACCCGCCTACATCGAGAAACTGCGCGAGCAGGGCTGCAAAGCGCACGCCGCGAACAACAGCGTGCTGCCGGGCATTCAAGCGATCAAGCGCCGGCTGAACAGCAATACGCTGCTGCACTACGCTGGTGCAGTACATACGTTCGCCGAGTACGAGGCGTACCAGTGGGCGCGCAAGGGCAGCGAAAGTACTGAGCATCCACTGAAAAGCAACGATCACGCGCTCGACGCGCTGCGCTACGCGGTCATGGGCATCGAGCATGGCATGCGACCGCTAGCGGTTCGCGTCAGGGAAGGACTAGGTTAGTTTATGAATCTAACATACGCGCTAGATCGCGTTTTGAAATTGAACATCGCGCTTGACGGATTACGTGGCGAATGGCAGCAGCGCGCTGAGAACGTTGCGCGCTTTCGGCGCTACGATGACGGTGAGCATGATAACAAACTGAGCGACGCCATGCGCCAAATGCTCAGAATTGGCACACGCGATGATTACACGCTGTCAGCGAATTACATGCCGCTGGTGATCGACACGCTCAACAATCGCCTGAGCGTGGTCGGCATTGAAGCCGACGCCGCCTCGCCAGAGGCAACCCAGTGGGCGCAGGTGCTGCTTGAGGCCGAGCGCTTTGATCGTCTGCAAACGACGGTGCACCGCGCTGCGATCCGAGACGGCGACTCGTTTGTTTTCGTGTGGTGGGATGCTAAGCAGCAGCGCGTGCGGCTGACTCTGCAAGAAGCGTTCGATGGTCGCGTGGGCGTCATCCCGATCTACTATACCGACGCTGACAGCGCACCGGGCGCGGTCATCAAGATTTGGCAAGAGACTCTGTCCGACGACGGTCGTCTGACCGCTCGCGTTCGCCTGAACGTCTATACTGATAGCGAGATCAGACGCTATGTTGGTAAGAACTTATCCGCGAACGATTTGCAGCCGTTCAGCGATGATGGCGTCCCGGCAGTGCAGGAGTGGCGGGACGCCGACGGCAGTCCACTTGGCATCCCGATCATCCATTTCCGCAACCGCCCGCGTGGGCAGTGGGGCGTCAGCGAAATTAGCAGCGCAATCGTCTTGCAAGACTGCCTGAACCGCACGCTCGCCAGCTTGCTGTTGGCAGCTGAGAAGACCGCGTTTACCGTGCGCGCTGCATTCGGTTTCGAGCCGCCCGCGCAGATCGGGGTGGGCGATTGGGTCGTCGTCGCGCCCGGCGGTCTCACCAAAGAGCAGCAGGCGCGCATCGAAACGCTCGACGCCGGCGATGTTGCGACCCTGCGCGAGACGGTCACTTTTTTCAAGAGTGAGATTGCAACCACGACTGGCACGCCCACCCCTGAGATGTTCAGCAGCAGCAACCTGAGCGGTGAAGCATTCAAGCAGCGTGAAGCGACTCTGGTCGGGAAGATTAACGCGTTCCAACAGCATGCCGGCGCCAGCTGGGAGATGGTGCTGGACACCGCCTGGCGCGTGCAGGCAGCTTTCGGCGAACAGCCGCCCGACTACGCTCGCTTCAACACGCGCTGGCTGCCCGCGCAGTCGCTCGACGAAAAACAGCGCATCGCCAACGCGGTCGCCGTGCGCGACTCCGTCTCGCGCCGCGCATTTTTGCGCTTGGTCGCAGCTCCGCTCGGCTTGGAGCAGTCTGACATTGACGTAATCCTGAACGAAATGCGCGAAGACGAACAAGCGAGTGCGCTGGCCAGCTTGAGCGCCGTGCCAGACTTCCGTGCGTTCGGGCTGAATGGGGAGTAGTCAATGCTGCCACGACTCTTGGAGCGCTTTAACGAACTGCTAGACCAGACCTTTGAAGATGGCATGCGCGAATTCGTCAAGAGCCTAGCGCGGCTTTGGCGCACAGGCTCGGCGCTGCGTGCTGCATTCGACGAGGTGCGGGCTGCTGCCGAAACCGCGGAGAGTCGCGCTGAGCGCTTGCGTCCTGACGATCCATCCATCTCGGCATTTCTAGACGCCTTGGAAGTCGAGCTGAATGGTCTCGCCGGCGCGCTCGGCACGGCGACCAACGCGATTGTGATCGCCATGCTCAGCATCAGCGGCAGCCTTGCGCGGCAAATCAGCCTTCCGCGCAGCCGAGACAACCTCTGGCGTCCACTCCGAATCGAAGACCTGCTGCGCGCCGGGCTGCGGAACTATATCAGCCGCCCTGAATTCGCGCAAATGCTGCGTGGATTCGGAGCAGCGTCGGTCGCGCAGGTGCGCCGTGCGGTGACACGCGAGTTTATGCGCGGTACATCGCCGCTGCGCCTAGCGCTGCTCTTGCAGCGCTTTGCGCGCCGCATGCCCGAGGCACGCGCCATGACCATCGCCCGCACGCTGCAATTGCAGACGTGGCGGGATGCAACAGTGCTGCATTATCAAGCCAACAGCGACCTCGTGACGCACATGATCCGCGTCGCGGCGCTCGACGGTCGCACTTGTCTCGCCTGCATCGCGCTGCACGGCACGCGCTTGGAACTCGGCGAGGCGCTGCAAGATCACTACAACGGACGCTGCACTGCCATCGGTGTGACGCGCTTTACGCCGCGTGCAATCGAGACTGGTGAGCAGTGGTTCAGGCGGCAGCCGCCCAGCTTTCAACGGCGCAGTATGGGCGGTGCGGCGTGGCGCGCTTGGCGGGCGGGCGCGGTCGTCCTCGATGATTTCGTCGAAGAAGTGGATGATCCACTTTTCGGCGAGATGGTGCGCGAGGCGTCGCTGCGCGGAATCCTCGGCAGCGCGGCGCGGGATTATTATGCGAAATAGCGCGCTGTCGTTTAGAACAGACGTCAAATTGACTCTCCTAGACCAAGTGTGCTACTTTGAACGATAGGGAGAAAAGCGTAAGCGATGAATCCATTAAATCCGCAGTTCGTCACAGCCCTCTCTGACGCGGGCGTTGTTATATCACTAATATTCTTGAGCATCTTGCTTGTGGTGTGCTTTGGCACGTTCGTGTTTGTCGGATTGCGCGGCAGCGCGATGATCACAGCCAACGCGATCAAGCAGATGCGGCAGCAGTACACGATAGATATGCATAATCTGCAACGCCACCTCGATGGGCGCTTTGACAGGCTGGACAGCGTGTTGAGCAGTCTGAGCGAAGATGTGGAATCGGTGACCATCGCACTGCGCAGCAAAGCGAAACCCGGCTGGCTGGCACGCCTGCTGGGTATTGAGAGCATGGGAGACTAGTATGCAAGACGATCAGGGCTTGAAGCCCAAAGCGGAAATGGCACAGGATGCCGAGCGACCAAGCGACGAATTGCAATCGTTGGTCGCACAGATTCAATCCGACCCTGAACAAGCCGCCAAGATGATCCGCGAACTGCGCGCCGAGGCGGCACAGCGCCGCGTGGCAGCGCGTGAGGCGGAGAGCAAAGCGCAGCGCTTAGAGCAAGAAGCCCAAGCCCGCGCCGAGGCGGAGATGATTGAGCAGGGAAAGTGGCGCGAATTGGCACAACAGCGCGAACAAGAACTCGCGGCAGCGCAAGCAGCTGTCGCAGCGCTAGATGCCTATCGTGCCTACACGCAAGCGCAAGTCCAAGACCGTTTGGCAGCCTTGACGCCGGAGCAGCGTGCGTTGATCGAGGACGAAGATCCGATTAAGACGCTGAAACGACTTGAGGCTGCCGAAAAAGCCGGGCTGTTGAAGCCGCCTCGCCCCGCGCCACCAGTGATGGACGCGGAAGCCGGGCGCACGCCGACGGACGCCGAGCAGGTCAAGCTGCGCTTGTCTGGCATGAAGCCAAAGTTTAGGCTCTAGGAGATAAGAAATGGCAGATATTGCATTAGTCGCTGATCGCGTGAACGTGATTTTTCCGCAAAACAGCGAGATCATTGACGTGAAGTTAGCAGAAGCCGTCACGCGGGGTCAGGTCGTCTATCAGTTGACCGCCGGCACCTTTGGCGTGGCGGGTGCGGCGGCGGCAGGCAAGCAGCAGGCGCGTGGCATCGCCCTGCGCGGCGGCGCCGCGGGCGAGACGATCAGCATCGCAAAGCTGGGATTCGTCTCAGGGTACACGGTTGGCAGTCTGAACGCGGACGTGCCGATCTATCTGAGTAACACGCTCGGCGCATTGGCCGATGGCGCAGGCACGATGACCGTCATTTGCGGACGGGTGGTTGCTCTGCCGGACGGCGTGAAGGTCGTTTACTTCAACTTTGACTGGCTGCGGGCCTGGGCATAAGGAGATAAATCATGGGACACATTGCGAGTATCCTTGGCATTACCGCTGCCGAGCGACAGTCAATCAACAGTATCGGTGAACGCATTGTTTACGATGCAGCAATGCAGTACGTTTTGGCGCGGCAAGAAGAAATCGCACTGACGACCAGTGCGCTGATCGGCGCGGAGACCGAGCTTTGGCAAGAGCAGTACGCCTTGCCCGGCGGCGGTATGCTGCCGCCCGTCAGTGGTGACACCGCTGCGCCGACCCGCCGCACTCTGGGCAGCTGGTCAGTCGCTTACCCGCTGGCCACCTACGGCGCGTCGCTCGGCTACACCCGAGAAGTGCTTGGCTACACGACGCCCGACGGCTTTGAGTTGCAAGTCAACGGCATCATTGAAGCCGGGCTGAACCGTCTGCGCCACGAGATCTTGCGTCGTCTGTTTAAGAACACCGCCGACAGCATCACTGAAGCCTACCCCGCGGGCGCGACGCTGACAGTGCAGCCTCTGGCCAACGGTGACAGCGTTGTTTACCCGCCCGTTGAGGGATCGAACACCGAGGCGACGGACAATCACTACTTGGCGAGCGGGTACGCAGCCAGCGGGATCAGCAACACCAACAATCCGCTGCGCACCCTCGCCGACGAACTCTACGAACACTTCCCGGCGACGACGGGTGGGATCAACGGTGTGGTGTTCATCAACAACGCGCAAACCGCGCTGATCTCAGCCCTGACCGAGTTCGACGCGGTGGTTGACAACTTCATCCGTGCCGGCAGCAACACTGACGTTCCGATCAACTTGCCGAACGTCCCGGGTAAGATCATCGGCCGCGCAAATGTCAGCGGCGTGTGGGTGGTGGAATGGCGTTGGATTCCCGCGGACTACATGCTCGCGCTGAACCTGGAAGCCGACGGGCCGCTGAAGATGCGCGTGGACATGGCATCCTCGGGGCTGCCGCGCGGTCTGCACATGTCGTTCACCGACCCGAACCGTCCGATCCAAACGATGGAATGGAAACATCGTTTTGGGATCGGCGCGAGCAACCGCTTGAATGGTGTTGTGATGCAGCTTACAACAGGGTCGTACACGATCCCTAGCGCTTACGCATAGTGAAAGTGGAGGCGGAATATGGCGACGGCTGAGAGCATTGCAATTCGCAGAGAACTCGCTTTGGAGCGCATTCAGCGCACTATCGAAATGCTGAGCGAGCGCGAGGGCTTGCGGTCGCCGTCGCTCGCGCAGGGCGCGGAGGGCATCCGTGACGCGAATCTAATCTTTGCGAAGATGCTTGAAAACATCGCGCAGTGGCTAGAAGACTACGCGGGGTCGGCTGCCTTGAGCGACACGCAGGAGGTGGTGGACGTCAGTCCGCCACCTCGTCCGCGTGGAAAGCGTTAAGCATGACCGCGACCTTCGACCCCGCGCTCGGCAACAGCATCAGCAAGGTGCGTTTTCATGTTGGCGATACTGACGTGAACAACGCTATGCTGCAAGACGAGACGATCACAGCACTGCTCGTCTCGCAGGGGACAATCGAGAAAGCTGTGATTGCAATCTTGCTGCACCTGATTAGTGAGATGAGTCGTCCCAATTTCCGCGCTGACTGGCTGCAAGTTGACCATGACAGCGCGCTAAAGGGACTGCGTGATTTGTTAGCTGAGAAACGTGCAGAATTCGGTATTCCTGCGCTGACCGCATTTTTGAAGACGGTCGAGCGCGTAGACTAGAACAGGAGAAGAAAAAATGGCTGATCTAACCATCACCGCCGCCAGCGTCAAGGCGAGCGACAAGGCGACCAAGATGATCAAGGAAGCGGGCGCAACCATCACGGCGGGTCAGGTCGTCTACTTGGACGCTGACGACAAGTTTAAACTCGCGCAAGCGACCACCAACATCACCAGCGCGGTGCTTGGCATTGCGCTCTCGGGCGCGGCATCGGGACAGCCCGTGACGGTCGTGACGCGCGATCCTGAATTCACGCCCGGCGCGACGCTGAGCCTGAGCGCAGCCGGCGCGACGGGCTTGTACGTCCTGAGCGCGGCGAACGCGGGCGGTGTTGCGCCGCAAAGCGACCTAGTTGCAACGAACTGGCTGGTGCTTTTGGGCGCGGCTATCTCTACAACCAAGCTGAACTTGCAGATCAACAACGCGCACGCGCAGATCGTAGCGTAATGAACAAGATCGCGGCGAGCAGCATTCGCAAAGATGCCGAACGTTTTCTGACTGAGACCTGCACCATCAGCGCTGAGGTCATCACTACCGACGCCTACGGCGCGCAGGTTTCGGCTTGGCAGACGTTCGCTCAGGATGTGCCTTGCCGCGTCGTCACTTCGGGCATCTCGATGCAGGGCGTCAACGATGTTGGACAGCGCGAAACGATGCAGGAAACATACCGAATCGCAGTACCGGCGAGCATCGCGCTGTCTCCCAACCAACGAATCACGGTCGGTGGACGCACTTACCACGTCGTCATGCTCGCAGTCGATCTGACCGAAGCAGTCTTCAGGACATGCTACGCGACGAGGCTGCTATGAAAGTCGAAATCAATCTGGACAAGCGCAAGCTGGATCGGCTGGGACTGAGCGCTGCCGGCGTGTTGGAGACGATTATCGGCACTGCCGCCCACGATATCGCTAACGACATCGTCCTTTCCTTCGGCACGTCGCCGAACGGTCGGCGCTACGGACGACATATCGCGTCGCGGCCCGGCTATCCACCGAATATTGATACGGGTGCGCTGCGGGCGTCAATCAAAGCCGTCCGCAAAGGTCGCTATGTCTGGTGGGTGCAGGATGGTGTGCCGTATGGGATCGAGCTAGAGCTGGGACGTGAGCGCACTGCGCCGCGTCCGTTTATGCGACCGATGATCGAGTTGTGGCGTCGCCAGCGCATGAGCGAGTTAGCTGAGCGCGTCAAGCGTGGGTTGGGAGTAAGCTGATGCAGACCGAGACCTCGTTGGGTGCAGTCTTCAAGACCTTACGCACGCTGCTGCTCGCCGGCACGCCGCCTTGGGCAGCGCGTGTGTTCATGAACATCGCGCCCGTCGGCACGGCGTACCCGTATGTGATCTACGCGCATGCGGGGGGTGGCGAACTGTCCTTGGCGCGCACGCCGAGCGACGAGCATGTGATTATGGTGCGCGCCGTGTCGGACGTCTACAGCACTGCCGAAATCGCAGCGCTGCAAATCAAAGAACGTCTAAATGATCGCGGCGCGGCGGACTACCGCGCCGAAGCCCTGCCGAACTACGGCTGGAAAATTAGCACGATCACTGGTGAAGAAGAGTACGCGGTGACGGAGACGACTCAGGAAGGTCGCTTGATCCACCACCGTGGACAGTATTTCAGAGTCTTTTGCGGAGGTATCACAACATGACGCTACCAAGCACGCCGGTCGTGGTGGACAACCACAACCGATTTCATCTGATTATCGATGGTTACGATTTGTCACCTTGGGTGATCAACGCTGATCTGAACGTTGGTGGGAGCATGGAAGACGCGCCCGCCGGCAACATCAGCAGCGAAGTCAAAAGTGCGGGACTGAAATCGCGCACGCTGACCGTGAGTTTGCGCGGCGATCCGCGTCTCGACACGGTGCTGCCAACCCTGCTCGGCTTCGGCAAAATCCTGCTGATCGAGTATGGCCCGGACGGGAATGCGCCCGGCAAGCCGCTGCACTATCAACGCTTCATGAGTCCCGGTTACGGCAAGACGCGCAGCACTGAGAAATCACCAATCGCAATTGACGTCGAATTTGCAGGGACGGGAGAGCCGATCTATGACAGCACGGGCGAGCCGCCAGCAACTTTCTGAGCCAGTCATCGCGCACGACAAGCCGATCATCGCGTATGACGACATGACGTTCTACGACTTGGAGATGCTCCAGCTGATCGGTCTCAAGAGTCAGAGCGAAAATAAGACTGAGGCTGATCTTCAGTCGCTCTACGCGCAAATGCGTGAGCTGATGGCGCGTTTGGTGCGCTACCTTCCGGCGAGCTACTTTTCGAGCCAAGCGCCGACGCCCTTGGATTTTAGCGCTCCGGACACTTACAAGTGGCTGAAATCCGCGCGCACGGCTGAGGTCATCACTCTGCTCGGCAATCCGGAGAGTGCCGCGGGGGAATGAAAACGCGGATCGTCTTAGCGCAGATAGCCGATCCGCGTCTGACAGAATATCGCCTGACCCCAAACGAGGTTAGGCGCGTCAATCGTATCAACATCGCGCGCGAGTTGGGCTGCCTGCCCAGCCAGGTCGATCAGATGTCAGTGCAAGACTACATTGACATCTTGGCCGTCATTGGCGCAGAGCGGTACATGCAAGAGCGCGCAGCGCAGCGAGGCAAATGATGTCTACCGGTGTCGCAAGTCTGCACGTGGAGATCGGGCTGAGGGATAATCTCTCAGACCCGCTGCGTCGTGCCTCGAGCGGACTGAGCGGCTTTAGCGCGCAGCTGGGCAGCGTAGGTGGCGTCGGCGTGCAGGTGTTCGGCGCTTTGCAGAGCGCGCTTGCCGGCGCCGCGGGCGCGTTTAGGAGCGGCATAAGCGCAGCCGCGAATTTCCAGACGACGATGGTCGAAATCAAAGCGCGCACCGGCGCCACGGCTGACGAGATGAAGCGCATCAGCAGCGTGGCCATGGAAATGGGCGCGGCGACTGTCTTCTCCAGTCAGCAGGCGGGCGACGCTATGCTGCAACTCATGACTTCTGGCCAGAGCGCCAAAGAAGCGATGGAGACGCTGCCCGCCGTCTTGAACCTGGCGGCGGCAGGCGGCATAGATCTCGGCAAAGCAGCCGACGGCGTGACGGACGTCATGGCTGCTTTCGGCATCACGGGCAAAGAGGCGGCTGAACTGGTCGCAGACTCTCTAGCACGCGCATCTGGCACGAGTTCAGCGACAGTTGACGCCCTGCTCGCCGGCTTTGCGAACGTCGGCCCAATCGCCAGAAGCGCCGGGATGGGTGTCGAGGAGACAGCAGCCGTCCTCGCGCTGTTCAGCGAGAATGGCATAAAAGGCGCTGAGGCGGGTACGCAGCTCAAGTCAATGTTGGCGAACCTGAACACTCGCACCGGACGCCGCGAGCTGGAGAGGCTCGGCGTCAGCATGTACGACTTGCGCGGTAGAGCGCGACCACTGAATGACGTCATTAATGACATTAGCAAAGCGATGTCAACTATGACGGATCAGGAGCGCACCGACGCGCTGACGGCATTGGGCGGATCGTATGGTAAGCTCGGCTTGGCAGCCCTGACCTCGGGCGACAGCATCCAAGGGATGCAGGAGAAAATGCGGGCGGCAGCAAGCGCGGCTGAGGTAGCACGTGCGCGCATGGATACTTTCCAAGGTGCGACTGACTCGCTGAAGGGCAGCATCGAGACGCTCGCCATCAAAGCCCTGACGCCGCTCATGGAAAACGTGCTGACGCCATTGATCAAAAATATCACCGACGTCGTGAATGGAATCGGCAAGTTTGTTGACGACGTCCAAACGATTGGTTTCCGCGCTGCTCTGGAGAAGTGGTTCAAGGACGCTTGGGATTGGCTGTCCACGAATGGAGCAAGCATTATCAAGACTGCGATTGAGAATGCTTTTAAAGCGCTTGGCGACGTCGTGACTCTGATCACCACATCCGCGCCGTCCCTGCTGAACGCGATCAACACTTGGTTTGGCAGTGCGTTCACCTTCATCGAGCAGCATGGTGGACAGCTGATCAAATACGCAATCGAACAAGCCTTCGCGTTTCTTAAAAACAGCGTACAAGCCATTGCCGCCATTGCGCCCGACATTATCGAAGGCGTCAAGACGTGGTTCTCGAACGCATGGAACGCATTCAAAGAAGTCGCGCCCGGCATCGTGGAGACTGCCTTCAAAGAAGCCTTCAAGCTGATTAAAGAATTCGGTGGCTGGCTGCTGAAGAACGCGCCCGACATTGTCAAAGGTGTTATTGATTGGTTTAAGGGAGCGTTCGACTGGATAATTAAGGAAGGTGCGACCTTCGTCTTTGACGTGATCAGGGCGGTCTTTGACGGAATCGGCGAGGGGCTGGGGCTGGGCAAACTCGGCACGGAGATCATGAACGCGTTCACGGGTCTATTCGGGGAAGGCACGCCGCTGCGCGGACTCTTCGATGGTTTTCTAGGTTTTGTGAAGGGCATCTTTGACGCGATTAGCGCGATTATCCGTGCGCCAATCGAGGCTGTGCAGAACCTCTTGGGCATAAAGCGCGATGATTCGGCAGAAGGCGCGTCGAATCGCGGGCCAAGTTACGAGCAGCTTGCGCGCGGCTACCAGACTACGATCTCATCCGGTCAAGTGCCAATTGGACAAGCACCTGTCATGACGCGATACTCCGAGACAGATGCCGGCTCGCGCGCCATTTTGAAAACAGCACTGCCAATTGATGTGCGTGCCTTAGAGGAGTCGGCGCAAAAGGTGGACGCGCTTAAGACGAAGATGTCGGAATTGGTCAACACCGCCGCGCCGAACATGACGACGTTCTTGCAGACAACTGTGCCTGGTCTGTTCACCATCGCTTTTGGCGAAAACAGCGCCGCCACAGTTACCGCCCAGTCACTTTTGGGCGAGAGCGGCTTGCTGTCCAGCCTGCTGGCCAGCGCCGGCAAGGACATGGAGCTTTTCGGCAGTAAGGCAGCCGGGATTGGCGACGCAATTGGCGCGGGCATGCAGCCCGTGGCGGGCAAGATGGTCTCGCCGGTAGCGGAGGGCGCAAAGCGAATTGCCAACTTGCTCAAAGCCTTAGGCGCAAAATCCCCATTTTTCTCAGAGCTAGCGATGTTGGGCGCGATCATGGAAGCTGAAGCGAACAAGCTGATCGAAGGTCGCGCCGCGGGTGGGCCTGTCAGCGCAAACACGCCCTACCTCGTCGGTGAGCGCGGCCCTGAGTTGTTCATGCCCAGCCGCGGCGGGACGATTGTGCCAAACCACGCGCTTGCCGGCGGCACGTCGATCCACATTGCCAGCATCACGCTGAATGGTGTGAATGACCCGAAAGCGCTCTATGATGCCATCGAGCGCGAGGCGCGCAAACGGAACAGACTATGATTCCCTATCCTTTCTCTGCCTTTAACGTCGAGTTCGACTACGGCGCGGGTCAAATTGACCTGACGCCTTACGTGAAGTCGTTCTCGGCGCGGGTCGGCATAGAAGACCCTTACGGCTTGGTTGCGAACGTCGGCACGCTGTCACTCACGCTCAAGAACGAGGATCGGCGGTTCTCGCCCGCCTATGCGGGCAGTCCTTACTTTGGTCAGCTGCTGCCCAACAGCCGCGTGACTGTCAGCATTGACGG